TTGAGACTGTGGCCTGCAATGATAAACACTGCTCCGGTCCACTGTAGTATTTCGTTGATTTCTAATTTCATGTTATGATTATAACCGATCTTGAATATTCGGTCAAGTCAAAAAAAAGCCCTACACAGAGTAGGGCTTTGATAGTACTAAAGTATTACTTTTTACATAGTGGGTCCATTGCCGTTTTTAAACCCTAATACACCACCTTCTGTTTTGATGCGTTTGTATACATCTTCCAACAAGATAGGTGCAAAGTCTGTCTGCTCCACGCATACGCAATGATATCGCGGATCAATCTCAGTGCCGTACAATACAGTTCCGGTCTTGGCATCTACACCACGGGCTTTTTTCACACGACTGGCATGCAAGTGTCCGTGAATATTGCACCCAAATCTACCAAGACTTGCTTCGTGTACAGGAATGTGACTTAAAATAAGTCCGTTCATCACATGGTAGGCCCGCAATTCACGAAAGTATTCGCGGTATTCGTCGTCACGGAAGATATCATGGTTGCCACGGATCAATACTTTGTCTCCGTTCAACCTGGCCAAGGTCTTCAAGGCCTTGCGATTAATTACGACATCGCCCAAGTGGTACACCTTGTCGTTCGGACGTACACGATCGTTCCAACGTCGGATCATTTCTTCGTCCATCTCATCCGGATCGTCCCACGGACGTAATTTTATTTCAGGGTCATCTGGGTGCGTGAAGCGACAGACGCCGGCGTGTCCGAAGTGTGTGTCACTGACTAAAAATACTGCTGGCATCTTGTGCTCCTTTCTTTAATTGTTAATTATAGCAAATTGGGAATTATTGGTCAACCGTTTAGTGCCTGATTTGTTCGAGTCATATCAGCACAAGTGTACCCTTGATAATTATTTTTCAAGTTCTCAGGCATGGGTATTTCGTCAATGGGTACATTAAATTGTTCAGCTATTTCTCGAAAACTCTGAGTTCGTCCTGTTCCTATATTGTATATGCCACTTGTGGGTCGGGTAAGAAATCTCAAGTGCATGGCCACAACATCTTGTACTGGCACAAAGTCTCGTCGAGAGTGCTCGCTACCTTCAAAAATCTTGATCCTGCCAGTTTCCTTTGCTTGTTTTGCAAATTGATGGAAAGGACTGGCCTGGCTACCTTTGTGATCTTCTCCGGGACCATACACATTGAAATATCTAAACCCTTGCACCACGTTGCCACCTTGGTGTTGTGTGTGATAGCGTTCAAACAAGTATTTGCTCCAGGCGTACGGTGTGCGTGGATCCGGCGGAGCATCTTCGGTAAACACTTGCCCCATGCCATATATGCTTGCTGAACTGGAATACTGCATGTTAACACCAAAACGTTTGCAGGCGTCAAACAACTGTCTGCTGAAATCAAAGTTTTGCGTTAGAATTTTGTCTATGTCACGTTCAGTAGTTGAACTGATGCCACCAATATGTATCACCCAGTCTTGTTCCATAACGCTGGGCATGTTACCATCGTCCCACTCAAAGGTGTCAACCTCGTGTCCGTCAGCTTCAAAAGATTGCAACAGATTGCTACCAATAAAGCCTTTATGTCCGGTTAGCAATATTTTCAAAATACGTCTCCACGTTGATTGCTTTGTCATCGATCCAGATGTCGTATGACGGTTTACCTGTGCCAACAGTGGTGTATTTTACACCCCATTGGTCCAGTTGTTGCTTGGTCAACTCGGACCAATCTCTGCCAGTCCGGCTGCCTCGTGCAGTCCAGTAGTGTATCTCGTGACCTTGCTCAAACAATAAATTAAAATGTGCAATTCTGTTCATCATAGGCACGGCTTCATGATAATTCCCGTTGTGTGTGTTTGACACTATTGTATCATCAATATCAACGATGTATTTCATGCTTGGCTGTCTCCTGGTAACACTCGATAGTTGTCTTCAACAGAGTCTGGGGTTGAGACTTCGATGATAGTACCTGCTTCTACACAAACCAATTGATGCGGCAACAGTGGTCGATTGTGCCAAGTATCGCCGGGATTAAGTTCTGCCACATGCACACTTGCATCATTGGTGTCAATGTAGTACACACTAAACTTGCCACTGAGCACATACCACGACTCGTCTTTTTCTGCATGGAAGTGCATGCTAAACTTTGCTCCAGTGATAAAGTGCATTAGTTTGCCGCAGTACCGGTCGTTGGTTGCCCAAATCTCTTCTGAACCCCAACCTTTTTCTACTCGTCCTGTCAATCTTGTCATTGTATTTGTTCTAGTGTTGGTGCATACACACCCACATGCTGTACTGTAATTGATGCCGCACGAGTCGCAAACTCAACTGCTGATTTGATATCCTGCGTTACTAGATATTGATATACTAAGGCAGCAAGGAATGTATCTCCTGCGCCTGTGACATCTACAACTTCAACTGCTGGCGCCGAACAATGAATGCTGTGGTGTAGTACATCTGCACCTTTGGCACCTCGAGTAACAATTAATCCTGCACACTCACTTTTGAGTTTGCTGTATTCTAGTTCATTTACTTTTACCCATGCACCTTGCATGCGATCAAGTTCAGTTAACTTGGTGTCAATAAACACTGGACAGGTTACTTCTTGTAAGATGTCGTGTATAAGAGTGTAATCTACTGTACCTTTAGCATAGTCACTGATAACAATGGCATCATACGTTGGAATTGCAGTTTCAAATCTAATAGGCTCAGACTGTACATCATTGTCAATGCGAGCAATTTGTTGACGACTACGTTGGTCAATCAGTCTGGTCTTTTTGGATATTTCGCCAAACAGATAGTTTACATCACACCCTAGTGTTTCTAAATTATTAAACACATTGCCAGCCATGCCATCACGTTCTTCTTGATAGGTTGGAACAAACACAGGCACAGGTGCTTCGGGACTCAGGCGATCAATGGTACCATACTGATACACATCTATGCAGGCGTCACCTATTAGCAATATGTTGAATTTTTTCAGTTGTTGAGAAACCATCTATTCTTTCAAAAAATACAATGCTTGGACAAACTTCTGACCCCACAATAGGACGATCCCGATAGTCTGACCCTTTGACCATTACAGCACAGTCTGCAATGATGTTCACAAGTTCTTGATCAGAATTAAATATTCTAACCTCATTCACTGAGCGTAAGTTACTCAATAGTTCTTGCCGTTCCGCTTGTGTATTTACAGGACGATCAGCGCCTTTTAATTCTTTTACTCTTCGATCAGAGTCAATAGCAACTATAAGATAATCACCTAAACTTCGAGCATAATTCAACAATGCTAGATGTCCAGAGTGTACGATATCAAATGTGCCATTGACTATGACTTGTTTCATTAAGACTCTAGGTTCATTCTACGCCAGGCTTCGTCGTCTGGCTTTTCGTCTGCATCGTAGGTCCAGCCCAGCGCTCTCATCATCTTATGCTTGACTAATAAGTTAGGTATACGAAAACGCTCGCAGTCTGCAAATCCCATCATGACTCCAACTTCTGCTACTGCTCCACTACGACAGATACCAGCATGACAATGTACGACAACATTCATACGATTTTCTTGTGCATGTTGCAACAACCGTACCAGCTCAGCGGCCTGTTCGTCTGTTATAGCAAACTCACTAAGGTCAATGGAACGGCCACCACCGGTATTGGTCATGCCATCTTCTTCAACATCCAAGAAAGTAAATTTATGTACTTGTTTGAAGTCATGCCTGGGGGTAGGAAAGGCCATGTCATGATCTGAAATTTGGATCAGCATACTGTTAGCACCGCAATCGTGATGCTGGCCTGTTGCTACATTTTCTAAAGGTATGTTTTCAATCCAAGGCATTGTGTTCTCCATCTAATACTCAATTATAGCACAACGAGCAATTTTGGTCAAGTAGCACTAAGGTATTATTTCTTGCCAAGTGTGGTCACCCATGTACTTGACCTGCATCAAGTACTCATAATCTTCTGGCATGCCAGTGTTCCAATCGTCTGGACCAGTAAGCACCAACAGATTTTTTCCGTGTCTTTTGTGCCATACCACCCAGTAGCAATTGCCCATGACAATTTGAAAATTGTATTCTGCGGCGTACACTGCATCGGTAACATCAAGTCTGCGCCGAAGGTCCTGTGCTTGTTTTTCCAGCACCGCTACCAGCTCCATAATGCGATCATACTCTTGCTGGGCATACATCCTGGCATGGTTGATCATCAAGTCCTTTTGTTTCTCAACAGGAACTAGATCAAACTTGGGACCTAAGGTGCTGGTAGCGTAAGGCGTTACATTACGGTTAAAAAAATGTACCAGGGTATTGCCAGTGGTAACATCAAAACTGTCTTGACCCTTGGCTGAGTTTGGCTGATCAGAAGCTGCCATGATCCTTGTAACGACGTCTTGGTTCGATGTCCAACTGCTTGTACAGATAATCTCGACCGATAAGCCCAAGCTCAATTTCTTTGAGAGCTGTGACCACTGCACTATGTTTAGGGCCATCAACTTTTGGCTGATCGCCGCGTCCTAATTCTCTAGCACGACGAGATCCGATCAGCACCAAATCATAACGATTGCCCACAGCGGCCACAGCATCCTCATTGCTGAGTCCCAGTGTTGCTTCATATGCAAGTTGGTCTTGTGTAAATTGTACTTTATTCATCATTTTCCTTTGTTGTTAAACCGTTTGAATGTGTGTCGCGAATTACTTCCACGTTTTGGAACAATCGCTTTTCTTGTTGGGTCAGTTTGTCTTTGTGCGTCTTGCGTGGATTCCCACACAGGTAACATTGTGGATTCCCGCAATCCATGGCATGGCGTTTGGCTAGTCTATGTTTTTGTTTGATGTTACGTTGGTTATATGTTGCATGGCTTTTGGCAATTTTGACTTGTCTTGAAATGGCCACATCTGTTTTGTGGCGTCGTTTTGAGTTTATAAATTTGGCTAGATCGTTGCTCATATACACCTGTGTAATAATGTAGAACTATTATAACATAGTC